TACTAATCGTGAAAGTGAAAAGTGAAAACTTCAAGAAGGCTCCAGCTTTCAAATTTCGTATGACTGAATTGTATGACAAAGGTACTTCGACAAGAGGTGATTACGTGTATGACCGTCCGTAACTATGGTTAAAGCGGGACAAACGGGCATAAAAAACTCCGACCGATTCACATCGTCCGGAGCTTCCATATAAATAACATTTGAAAATATTATTGCACACCGTAACGCTTTACGGCATCTTCTTGCTTTCGTGTGGGAACAAAGATAGGAATTTCTCCCGGATACGCCCAAGCTTTCCCTTGGAACCATGGTTAATACGGGACACTCCGTGCTTCATCATTCGCTTGACGTAGAATTTCTGAAACTCCACCATCTTCTCGCGCTGTTCCCGCTCTGAGCATTTAGGCTTCCACCTGCTGGCCGTATAATAGAAACAGAGGGCCTTGAAATCGGGGATGGAAATATGCGCTTTGAAGCGTCCCCGCTGGCGAAGGTGCCAATAGCTGTTCCAGTGGCCCTCGTGAAACTCGTAGGTCAGACAGATCAGCCCTCTGCGGGCCTCATCCCACACTACATGATAACGCCAACCGTACTTGGCGTGCTCCATCTCCGCCTCGTCCACGGCCTCTTTGTACAGGCGGCTGGCCTCCAACAGGTAGCGGGCCTCGCGCCTATGTCGCAGCCCCTCCATAAGGAGACCGACCGCTTGCTTGATTCTTTTCATTGCTTTCATTTCCTTTCCATATTAATCGTATTACATAATCATCTCGATGCTCTGGGCATTCTCTCTCATCTGCTGTATCTGCTTCAGGCGCTCCTCGGGCGTCTTCTTGCGTTTTACGGGGAAGCGATCCCACTCCATGCGCGACACCCACAGGCCGATGCCACGGCTCATCACACGGTCATCGTGCTTGCCGGGGATGGCTCCGTACTTCCCGTTGGGAAACTTCATAAAGTAGGTGCACTCCTTCAGGGCCTCACGCTCCCTCTCCAGATAGAGTCCGTCACGGATACACGTACCCATATACTTGATCAGGGCGCTCTTGGTGTCGGCGCTGGTGTGGAAGCCCCATTTGATATCCTTGGTCATCGTCTTGTCCGTCATGCTGTACTTACGGCTGCAATAGAGATGGTCGTAAATGGGCAGCAACGTAGGGAAAAACAGTTCGCTCATGTTCTCCGTCTCCACATCGTTCATGCGGCTGTAGGCGGTGTTGTTCTCCACCACGAGCAGGGCATCGTGGTAGTAATGCGCAATCTGGGCGCACTTGATGGCCAGCAGGTCAGGATCGGTATGTCCCCACCATTCCGCCACCACACGCGGGCCGGCATCCTCGTTGAGCATACCTTCCTCGTCCAGCATCATGTCCTCGCGGTCAAACACGGTAATCACACTGTAGTCACTCGTCTTATAACGCCCTCCAATATCCACGGACACCAGGTAGCGGTACTGCAACAGGTCCTCGCGGCTGGGCTGCTCCCATATCTTCAGGGGACCTCCGTGACGGGCATATACCTTCAGGTGCTCGATGCTGTCCTTGCCCTTGGGTACGACACCCTCGATGTCGCCCACCACAAGCGGCTTGCGGCAGAGCCTCATCATCTGCTCGATCTTGTAGAGGTCGAACTCATTCTGGCCGCTGTACTTGAAGGCCTCCACCGCATTGCTGGGAAACTCCTGCTGCATATCCTCGATATCCTGGTATTCGCGCATCTTCTCCCTGTACCAATAGATGCCCTCCAGCGTGGCACCGATGCTCCACAGCCAATAGAGGTAATCCCCATGGTTCACCTTGTCCTCCTTGCGCTGGATCAGCGTCAGGGCCCACTCCTCCAGGTCGGGCGGCGTGAGGCGGTACATCTCTATCTCGTACCAAGCCACAAACAGGGGCTCGAAGGCACTCTCTTTCTCGCCGTACTCGTTCACGCGGTTGGCTCGGTCCCACTCATCCTTGAAGAAGTTCTGGCCGTTGGCCGTACTCTCGTAGACGATCATGGTGAGCGGCTTGGCGGGGATACTGGAGGTGGTGGACTTGATAAGACGGCGAGGGTCGTACTTCTCGGTCTGCGGCCAGAAGGCCACTTCGGTACAGTGAGCCAGCGCCGTATTGCCGCTTCGCGGTCCCTCAGGGTTCAGGGCAGTAGAGGTGACAATCTCGCAGTTCCTCGAGGGGATAACCGTCACGTTCGGCGTGCCGCCTCCCTTCATCTTCGGCTTGTCCTCCTCATAGGGCACGCCCTCCTCATACAAAAGGAAATCGGGCAGCTGGGTGATCAGGCGCACGTACATCTTCTTCACCTGCTCGGCGGAGTAGCTTTGGTGACCCACAATCACGCTGTTCCACGACTTCATCCAGAAGAACTGGATCCAAGCCATGTAAATCTGTACCGCAGTGGAGCCTCCCCACTGGCGGGCCTTCAGCAGAATCAGGCGGATAGGCTTGCCGGCCAGCCTCATCGCCTCCAGCTTCATAATCAAACGGATTTGGGCGGGACGCAGCTTGAAGGGAATATCATCCCCTCCTTCCTTGTTCTGGATGCGGGCATAGACGTAGCAATAGAAATAGATGTCGTGCTTGACCCAGGCTTTCAGGAAGCTGCGCAGCACCGTGTCCCGCAGCTCCTCGTTGTACTCCCCATAGGTTTGCAGGCAGAACGCCTCGATGCTGCCCGCCTGACACAACCGATACACCATCCCCACACTCATCATAGGCACGGGCAGATAGAGCGTGGCAGACACGCCGGCATAAAGGTCGGGGATATGCACGGCACGCCGCTCCCCCGGTGCACGCTCTCCCGTAATCGGATTGTAATCGGGAAAGAGTTCACGGGTGCGGCGCTCATTCTCCTCCACCATGTGTCGGGCCGCTATCCTGTCCTTGCTCAGTACCTTGTCCTTATCCATCTTTTCTCTATCCTCCTATACACATAACCACATGCCAACATCGCCAGGTGATGCCAGGCTGCCAGACCGGGTATCAGCAGGCCTGCCGAGGCGGGCAGAACGAGGCCCGCCCAGTTCCTCCTCGACAACAACATGCCGAAGTAGAAATAGAGGACCACACTCCACCCCAGCACAGGCGGCGTCTTGGGCAGCCACTCCCAGACCATCGAGGCGCATGCCAAGGCCGCCAGCGTGCGCCCTACCGTCACCACGCGGTAGAGCAGCAGCCAGGCCACCAGGTTGCAGGCATAGTGCAGCCAGCCCGTATGCCCCATCATATACAGGAAGGGCGAGGCGGCACAGACCTCTCTGTACGGCATCCAAACCAGGAGCGGCAGAAAGATAAGCAGGCAGCGTCTCATTTCGCTCCCTTCCTCTTGGCCCGCTCCTCCAGCAGGATGTCGTAGATACGCATGGGCGAGAGACCGATGCAGCACGCCCCTTTTTCGATAGCCTGCTTGGTGGCCTCCCAGGGCCTGAGGCCACTGTTCACCAATCGGTTGCACTCGCTGATATATCCGATGTACATCTGCATCGGCCAGTAACCGCCTTGCGGCAGTCTGCGCTTTTTCACCCAATCGGAGTAAATGTTGTATCCCCGTTCCTCACTGATGTAGTAACGGTCCACGGGACGACGCGCAATCACCTCGCAGATCTCCGAAATGGTGACAGGACCCTTGGAGGCGGCCAGCACCTCTCTGTACATTTTCACCAATAGTTTGTTCCGGCTAAGTTTTACCTCGCTGACATTTCCCTCGTGTCGCATGTTGATGAAGCATTGATTTGCTCAAAATTAATGGATGAGTTTGGCAAGTTATAAGTTGAGGGGTAAAATACTTGTCTAAATTCGCACAAAATGATTCTTTAACTCACTAAAATTATGAACGAAGGAGATAATCAGAAGAAACCCACATGGCGGGAGATGCTCTCACAGCGAAACCCCGACCTGAATCTGGACGACGACGAGGCGGTCAGTCAGTATATGGGCGAGACGCTGGGCGACTACGACAAGATGAAGGAGTCGCGCCAGCAGTTCAACGACATGCTGGGCGACAGCCGGGCGGCGGGCCTGGTGAGCGGACTGGCCACGGGCATGAAGGAAGACGGCTCTCCGTTCTCCCTGAATGAGTATATGGCCCAGAACTACCTGGAGGACTATGCCGCCGGCATGTCGGTGGACGAGATCGCCCAGAAGGCCAAGGAACTCGAGGCGGCACGCATCAAGAAGAATGCCGAGGATGCCGAAAAGAAAGCCAAGGCCAAGAAACAGCTGGCCGAGGACTACGACGCCTCCGACAAGGCGCTCACCGAGGCGGCCAAGGAAACCAACGTGGACGAAGCCACACTGCAGGCGCTCACCCTCTGGCTCTATGGTACCGAGGAAGAGGAAGGGGCGGCGGACCGTGCGGCCGCACTGCGCCTGACCAAGGAGGACTGGACGCGCCTCATCTATGCCTTTAACCGGGATGCCGAACAGGAGGAAGCCCGCAAGGAGGGAGCCCGCAGCTCACGCTCGCGCCGGCCCTCACACCGTGATCTCTCCGAAGTGCCCACCGACACCGGAGCGGGCGGCGGCGAACGCGCGGCCTCCAGCGAGGACCCCACGGCCGAGGTATATGGCCGCATGAAACGCAGATTCCAATAATCAGTTATTCATTAATAAAACATTTGAGGTATGAGAAAGATTACAAAATCATTCAATTATTTGCTGCAGGTGCTGATGATGTTCCTCATCGGTGCTGCAAGCGGCGGTTTTGCCGCAGCGGCTGCCACCCTCGCCACGGGCGAGCAGGTAGGTGAACTGCCGGGTGCAGGTCATGTAGTGGAGGGCGAGTCCTCTGTGACCAAGAACGAGCAGATTCAGGATGCCGAATGGTATCAGAAGCAGATCGACAAGCGCATCGTGGAGATGAAGTTCACGGGCACGCCGATCGACCAGATTCTGCGTCACGCTGGCTTCAACAAGTCCTCGTCCATCACGGTGAAATACTACGCTGTGGGCCAGCGTCCCCTGCGTGTCACCATCGCCGAGGATTTTTCGGCCATGAACACCAAGACACCCAAGGCTATCCAACTGGAGGCCGACAATATCGTGGGCGAGATGGATACCCTCCTGGCACTGGACAAGAACGGTAACTTTGTGCCTGGCTACCAACCCGGCACGGACGAGGTGGACAAGTATCACCCGCTGCAGATCCGTGTACACGCCATCTCCAGCGAGACCAACCTGCCGCTTTGTTATGCGACGAACGGCAAGCGCACGGCCGACGGCGCTCCCTTCCTGATTCCCGACCTCCCCGCAGGCACTGTGTTGCTGCGTATGGGCCGTGCGGCTGCCGAGAAGGATGTATCCACGGGTTCTTACTACACCCTGCCTGAAGCTTCCGAACAGTATTGCCAGCGCTTCATTATGATGGTGGAGCAGACCATCTACGACCGCATGAGCGAGAACGAGGTGGACTGGTCCTTCACGCGCGTGGAACGTATGGCCATGGAGGATATGCGTATCGGCATGGAGGCGACGGGCCTGTTTGGCGTCAAGAGCAAGCTGGCCTTCAACTCCCAGGGTAACGTGTACACCTGCGAGGGTATCTGGTATCGTGCGGGCAAGGATCTGGAGCTGGGCCACTGGGAAATCAAACGGGATGCCAAGGGCGAACCTATCGTGGACAGCGACGGCTACTACGTCAAGGAATACGTGATTGAGGAGGACGAGCTCGTGGATTTGGT